CACCCTCTGTTCGCATTATGGAAGAACCAATCAAAGAAACTCAGGTTGAAGCGGAGAAATCCGTTGAAATCGACATCAAAGCCGAAGTTCAACGTGCTATTGATGAAAACAACGCTCGTACAGCATCTATCACTTCTTTATGTCGTGAGTTTGGAGAGTATGGAGCAGAAGAAATTGCTGAAACTCTAATTAAAGGCAACAAATCTGTTGTTGAAGCAAGAGCAGCTATTCTTGATCTTGTTAAAAACAAGGCAGAAGTAAACAACACCCCAATTCGTTCAACAGACATGACATCTAATGAAGTCGGCTTAGATAAGAAGGAAGTTAAAAGATTTTCTTTCTTAAGAGCTTTAAATGCGTTAGCAAATCCTAATGACAGATCAGCACAAGAAGCGGCTGCATTTGAAAGAGAAGTTTCTGATGAAGCATCTAAGCGTTATGACAAGCCAGCAAGTGGCATTTTAATTCCAAATGAAGTTCTCAATCAATCAAGAAGAGATCTAAATGTTGGTACTGCAACTGCGGGTGGTAACTTAGTTCCAACAGAATTACTTTCTGGTTCTTTTATAGATATTTTGCGTAAAAGAATGGCTGTTATGCAAGCAAACCCAACAATGCTTACAGGACTTTCTGGTAACATAGCAATTCCTAGAATGACGCAGAGTGCCACTGGTTTCTTTGTTGGAGAAGGTGGAACTCCAACTGAGAGCCAACAAGCTTTCGATCAGGTAAACATGACACCTAAGACAGTTGGTGGTGTGGTTGAATTTACTAGACGCTTGTTATTGCAATCATCTGTGGATGTCGAATCAATGGTGAGAGACGATATTGCACGAGTAATTGCTACTAAATTAGATAAAACAGCTATTTACGGCACTGGTTCGTCTAATGAACCACTAGGTATTAAAGATACAACTGGTGTTGGTACACAAAGTATTACTACATTTGGTACATTTGCTGAGTATATCGGCATGGAAACAGACGTAGCTGTAGCAAACGCAGATGTAGCAAATATGTTCTATATCATTAATGCTTCTGCTAGAGGTGCGTTAAAGAGTACAGAGATTGCTTCTAATACAGCTAGATTTGTTTTTGAGAACAATGAAATTAATGGCTATCCAGTTATTGTTTCTAATCAATTAGATAACAACGATGCTTTGTTTGGAGACTTTAGTCAGTTCTGTATTGGTATGTGGAGTGGTTTAGATCTTACAGTAGACACAATCACTAAGGCTGGTTCTGGTACTGTGAAGATTGTTGCATTGCAAGATGTAGATTTTGCTATCAAGCAACCAACTGCGTTCTGCTTCGGCACATAATATGAAAGTTGAATTAATAAGATCAACAATGATTGCTGGCACTCCTACGAGTGTCGGCACTTCTATTGAGTTAGAAGAAAATGTTGCTCGCATGCTAATTCTCAGTGGTAAGGCTATCGAATATGAAGAGAAGCCAAAACCAAAAGCAAAGAAAAAACCTAGTCCTAAAAAAGAGGAAACCCAAAGTGGCAATCAATCAACTTAACTTAGAAAAACTAGATATTACAGCAGCGGTAGCTTCTGCTTCTGTAACTGCTACAGCTACATCAAGTGCTATTGACTTAAAAGAATTTGATGGAGATGTATTGCTAGTTCTAAACTGTGCAGCGGGTACAGGCTCATCACCAACCTTAGACATTAAAGTTCAAGACTCAGATGAGACAGGTGGTACTTATGGAGACTTATCGGGTGCAACTTTTACACAAGTAACAGATGCAGCTTCAGTACAAACACTTGAAGTTAACAAAGATGAGTGCAAGAGATTTATTAAAATAGTACAAACAGTTGGTGGTTCATCACCAGTTTTTGTATATGGTATTTCACTTGTAGGACTCAAAAAATACGGATAAAAATATAGCCCCAAAATGGGGCTTTTTCTTATGGCTTTTGTAGAGGATTTAGATTCATTTTTTAATGAATTTAAAGTAAATATTTTTTTTGAAAACGAAACTTATAAGGGCATATTAGAAATGCCTGATGAGATTGTTGCGGATGATCGTGTTTTAACTACTGATTATGAATTAACAGTTAAAACTTCTGAGTTAGGTAATTTAGAATTTGGTAAGGAATTAGAAGTTGATAATATTAAATACAAAGTTAGAAGCACTAGAAAAATAGATGATGGTAGCTTATCTATTATTTCACTAATGAAGGTATAAGATGACAAGTAAAAGAGAACAAATACTAGCAAAAATTAAAACAAATTTAACTGGCACGACAGGTGTAGGAAATCGCATATTTAGATCAAGAGCTACTGCTATTGCAAGATCAGAAACTCCAAGTATTGTTATTGAATTTGTTAGTGACGAGCCAACTATAAATAGTGCATCCTATTTAAAACTTGATTGGACTTTAAGAGTTAGAGTCGTAGTTATTGTGAGGTCTGAAACACCTGATACAACAGCAGATCCAACAGTTGAAAGTTTACATACAAAACTTGTCTCAGATCCTACTCTTGGAGGTTTAAGCATAGATGTTAGACCTTCAACTACAATCTTTGACGCTTTTGACACAGATCAACCTGCGGGTATAGTGAGTTGTGATTTTGAAATAGATTACAGATCAACTTATAACGATTTATCAACATGAATTACAATAAAAGTATTACCCTAACAACCCTAATTGTCTATTATGGAATATGAAATTCCAAATGAGGGCGGTACTTACATACTCGACCCTAAAACTGGCAAAAAAAAGCTAGTACAACAAACTACACAAGCAGAACCACCTAAAGAGGTAAAACAAGATGGCACTACTGACAAGGAAAAGAGTAATTCTGATTGAATCAGAAAGCTCTTATGGAACTGATCCAAATCCCACAGCTACAGACGTTGTTCTCGTTAGAGATTTAAGTATTACACCACAAGCAAGTGATGTTGTAAACAGAGATGTTGTAAGACCATTCTTAGGAGCATCAGAACAGTTATTAGCTAATACTTCAGTTGAAGTAAGTTTTAGTGTAGAACTTGCAGGCAGCGGAACAAAAGGAACTGCTCCTAGATACGGGGCAGCTCTAAAGGCCTGCGGTCTTAGTGAAACTGTTAGTAGTGGAACAAGCGTCACCTACGCACCTGTTTCAAGTAGTTTTAGCTCAGTTACCATCCATTACAATACTGATGGTGTAAGACATAAAGTTACAGGTGCAAGAGGTAGTTTTGCAATTAATGCTTCTGCAGGCGAAATACCTTCTATTGATTTTACTTTTACTGGAATATATAACGCACCTGATGACTCTGCTTTGCCATCTATAACTTATGGAAATCAAGAAACACCACTTGTGTTTAAAAATGGAAATACAACAAGTTTTCAGTTTTTATCTTATTCAGCAGCTTTAATGTCATTTTCAATGGATATTGGTAATACTACTGTTTATCGTGAATTAGTTGGTGGAACAAAAGAAGTACTTATTACAGATAGAGCAGCTAATGGTTCTGTCTCAATTGAAGCTGTTTTACTTGGTACAAAAGATTATTTTGCCGCAGCCTTAACTGATTCAACTCTAGGAAATCTTACAATTACTCATGGAACAGCAGAGGGTAATATTGTTACTCTTTCTAGCACCAAAGTTGATATTGGTGATGTAGCTTATGGAGAAGCTGATGGTATTCAAATGTTAGAAATTCCTTATACATTAGTTCCAAGTTCACAAGGCAACGAGCTTTCATTGGTCTTTACTTAATAAGTATTGACTACTGAGCTAGAGTAGAGAAGTATATATTTTAATTTATGCCTTTTGTAAGAAAGAAGACTAAGGTTTATTCTTGGCCTGTAAATGTTAAAACTCCATCAACAACCAAAATAGGAGAGTTTGAAACAACAAAATTCACTGGAAAATTTGTTCGTTTATCAAGAACAGAACTTACTAATTTTGAGGAAGCTACTGAATATGATGCTTTGCAAAAAGTATTAGTGGGTTGGGAAGATGTAAATGAAGAAGATGGAACACCTATAGAATTTAATAACGAAAATTTAAAAGAGTTTTCTGAAGATACAGATTTTGTAGCGGGTGTATTAGACGCATTTAAAGACTTTTACAGTAATGCACAAGTGGGAAACTAATTGATGCCACTAAATACTGGGCTTCGGGTGGCAAACCAGTAATTGATGATACCTTAAAAGATGCACAGGCTTTTGGTATTCAGATAGAGAAGCAACCAGAAGAGAAAGATGAGTTTGAAGTATTTGATGAAAATTGGGATATTGTTATGATGTTTTTAAGAATGAATACACAATGGGAAATGTCTTTTGGAGGTGTAGTAGGATTAAAATACGAGGTCTTACTGCTTGCTGGTGGACTATTTGACCTATACAATGTAGAAAACAGACAAGAGATGTTAGAGGGCTTACAACTTATGGAATCTGTAGCTCTTATTGAGATAAATAAGGATAAAAAGTAATGGCTAAGTCAGTAGATAAAATTACGCTTTTATTAGATTTAAAAGGTTTTAAATCTGTTAAAGGTCTTGGTCAAGATTTTAATAAATTTAAAAGTACAGTTAAGTTAAGTGCGAGAGAGGTAGATAAAGTTGTAAAAGGTTTAACTAAATTTCATGGCAATACAAAATTAAGTACTAATGCATTAAGAGGTCAAATTAGTGCCTTAACAAGATTAAAAGATAATGTCGGTATTAACACGAAGGCTTATAAACAGTTAAGTGTTGCTTTAGAGCAAGCAAAAAATAGAATGAATCAACTTACTGGTGCATCTAAAAAACAGGAAAGATTTGCTTTCTTAGGAGCAGGCGGTCGTGCTGCTTTAGGTGGTGCTGTTGGTAGATTCTTACCTCCTTCTGCACAAATAGGAGGTATAGCAGGTTTTGCAGATAGTGGAATGAAAGGTGCAGTAAAAGGAGCAGGAATTGGTCTTGCGGTTGATGCTGTAGCGGGTGGAGTTCAATTTGCTAAATCAGCAGCACAACAAGCATCACAAGTACAGAAATTAGAAATAGCATTAAGAGGTGCAGTTAAAACAGAAGCAGATTTTCAAAAAGGTTTACAAATAATTGCTAATACATCAAAAAGATTAAATGTACCTATAGCTGCATCAACAAAACAATTTACAACTTTAGCTGCTTCTGTTGTAGGTGCGGGTGGATCTATTGAAGATGCTCAAGTTGTTTTTGAGGGTGTCTCTAACTCAATTAAAGCTACAGGTGGTAATGCAGAAGATGTACAATCAGCTATAAGAGCGATGAGTCAGATATTCGGAAAAGGCAAGGTGTCAGCAGAAGAGTTGCAAGGTCAGCTGGGCGAGAGGCTAGCAGGTGCAGTTGTAAAATTCGCAGAAGCAAATGGTAGTAGTTTGCAGAAATTACAAAAAGACTTAAGAGATGGAACAGTTGGATTAAATCAAGTTATTCAATTTGCAAAGAAATTAAATATTGATTTTGCAGAGACAGCAGAAAAAGTCGCAAATTCATCAGCAGATGCGGGTCAGAGATTACAGACACAATTAAATAATTTTTCTATAGAAGTTGGTAGATCAATTATTCCTATTGGAGCTGCTTTTCAAAAAATGTTTTCAGATATTCTTAAAGGATTACAAGATAATAAAGGTGCAATGGATTTATTTATTGGTGCTTTAAAACTGATTGGTGCTTTTTCTTTTGCAACAGTAGCAAGTGTAAGATTTCTAACAAGAACATTAGTTGATTTAGCAAAAATATTATTTCATATTTCTAATTTTGAATTTAAAAAGGCTTTTGAAACTGCACAAAAAGGTTTAAGAGATACAAGAGAAAATTTTACAGAAGATATGAAAGGTCTTGCGGATATTTTTAAAGGTACTCAACCTGTCGAAGGTGGAGGTAGTGGAGCTAATACGACAACAGAGGGTTTGCCATCATTGACGGAAGATCAATCTAAAAAAGCACAAAAGATTTTAGATGATTATGCAAAGTCTGCTGCAGATATTAATACACAAATAGCAAATTCTTTTGTAAGTACATTTAAAAAACTTGAAGATAGTCTTGTTGAGTTTGTACAAACTGGAACATTAAACTTTAAAAAACTTGCTAAATCTATTATCAATGACATAACAAGAATATTTATCAGGTCACAAATAATAGCTCCATTATTAGGAGGATTTGAAAATATATTTGGTGGTGGTAATATATTTAGTAATCTTTTTAGAAAAAGAGGAGGTGGTGGAAGTAGTTTTCGTCCAGATTTAGGTGGTATGCTTTCCGCACCGATGTTAGATCCTGTTCCAGGTATAAAGTTTGCAAATGGTGCAGCATTTGCGTCAAATCAAATAGTTCCTTACGCAAAAGGTGGCATAGTAAACAAACCTACAATTTTCCCCTTTGCTAAAGGTATTGGATTAATGGGCGAGGCAGGTGCAGAAGCAATCATGCCTTTGCGTAGGGGAAGAGGAGGAAGACTTGGTGTTGAAGCGTCTGGAGGAAATATTGGTAATATAGTTGTAAATGTAGATGCTTCTGGCACAGCAGTGCAAGGTAATTCTGAGGATTCTGAAATGTTAGGTACTATGTTAGGGGCAGCTATTGAGCAAGAACTTATTAAGCAACAAAGACCAGGAGGTATATTATTTAGATAATTATGGCTAATACGTTTTCTTTTTCACCAAGTTATAGTGTTCAAATAAGTCAAGAACCTGTAGTTTCTACTATTCAACTTGGAGATAATTATCAATCAAGATTAAGAAAAGGATTAAATAATAATTTAAAAAGATGGAAACTTACTTTTAAGAATCGTAGTGATACTGAAAGAAATAATATCTTAAATTTTTTAAATAATGAGGGTGGTGTTACTGCATTTAACTTTACTGATCCATTTGGACAAACTGCAAAATATGTTGCAAGAAAATGGTCTGCAAATCAAACTGCTAATGGTTTAACGACTATTAATACTGAATTTGAGCAAGTTGCAGAACCATAATGAGTACACCAGAAAATACTGTAAGTGAACTACAAAGTATAGATCCTTCATCTGTTATTGAATTATTTGAAATACATTTAGATCAACACTTGCATTTTGCAAAATGGTTAGCAAACACATCAATTTCATTAGGCACTACTGTTAGTTCTAATACTTTGCAGTTTGATAATAGCTTTCCACCTTTACCAATGGTTTTTGAATGTACCACAGCAGGTACTACAGGTTCTAATGAACCTAGTTTTCCTACAGTAGAAGGAAATACAGTCACAGACAATACAGTGGTATGGACTGCAAAAAGACCTATTAAAAGATTTCACTCAGGTATAAACAAGTCAACTTCAACAGCTATATATGATCTAGCAATACATTTTGATAGTAAGGTATATGAGCCATTTCCTATCATGGCAGAAGGTTTTGAAACTTCTATAAAAGGACAGCTTCCAAGACCAAAACTAACTATATCTAATGTTGATCCAAGTTTACAAAATACATGGACAATACCTCAAGGAGGAACATCTTTACCAGGAGGTACAATTTCGGCAATGATGCTTGAGGTTAATAAAATTACTGTTGGAAATGATTTAATTGGTTCTACATTAGTAAGGATACGAACTTTAGCGAAATTTTTAGATAATGCAAATTTTCCAAATAATTCTAATCCTTTTGGCACTCCAGATGCTAATCAAAAATGGCCTGACCAAATCTTTCTTATAGCTAGAAAATCATTAGAAAATCAAGAGATGTGTCAATTTGAATGTTCAATGCAGTCTGATGTTGCTGGTGTAAAGTTGCCTAAAAGACAAATATTACCAAATAATTTTCCTGGTGTAGGAGAGTTTATAAATTGAATTGGAAGGATAAAGCGTTACAACATGCCAAGGATGAAATCCCAAATGAAGCATGCGGTTTAATATATATTTTTAAAGGAAAAGAAAAATATATGCCTTGTAAAAATATATCTTTTGACAAAGAAAATACATTTACAATAGACCCTTTAGATTGGGCTAAGACAGAAGATAAAGGTAATATTATTGGTGTTTTTCATAGTCACACAAATTGTGATCCAAATCCCTCAACACATGATAAATATTCAGCAGAAAATACTGGAGTAAAATGGTGGATCGTAAATCCATTTACTAATCAATGGAAAACTTACGAGCCTGTAGGATATAAAAAATCTTTTATTGGAAGACCTTGGGTTTGGGGTATTTATGACTGTTGGACTTTAACAAGAGATTATTATGCAAGTGTAGGTCTTAATTTAAGAGATTTTGTAAGACCAGAAGATCCAGAAGAATTTGCAAGAAATCCACTTTTTGAAAAATATTATGAAGAGTTAGGTTTTAGAGTGTTAAATTATGATGAGCAAATAAAGGAAGGTGATAGTTTATTATTTAGCATTTATGGAAATGGTTTAAATCATGTTGGGGTTTACGTTGGGGAATCAAAAATTTTACATCATATACAAGGAAGATTATCAGGAAGAGAGTATTATGGAGAATATCTCCAGAAAAACACTGGTAAGAGGTTAAGACATGAGTCCTACGATTAAATTATATGGTCATCTTAGAGAAGAAATAGGTTGTCAGACACTAGAAGCTAATGTTTTTTCTATTAGAGAAGCTGTAGATTTTTTAATTTGTAATTGGCCTAAATTAAAATCACAAATTCTATCAAATAATTATCATGTCTTAGTTGATGATAAAGATGTAGATGAGGATTACTTATATAACCCACTAGGCAATAGTGTTATTAGCTTTATTCCAGTAGTAGAAGGAACAGGAAACTTTGGAAAAATATTATCAGGAGCTGCTTTAATAGGTTTGGCTTTTGGTTTTCCTTTTGCATTGCCTGGTGTTGGCGGTTCTTTGCAATTAAGCAGTGGTATTGCTAAAGGTTTTGGATTAGCAAGTGCTAATTTTCTCAGTAAATCAGCATTTTATTTGGGAAGTTTTTTACTATTAAATGGTGTCTCTGGACTTTTAACATCACCACCAGATATTCCAGACGAAGAACAAAAGCCACAATCAACATCTTTCTCAACCCCACTCAATACAAGTGTGCCTGGAGTTGCAATTCCACTAGCATACGGAACAATATTATTAGGATCTATTGTCATAAACACCAATGTTGTTATAGGTGATTTACCAGAGGTACAAGATTAAAATGAAAGAAGAAAGATTAGTTACTGGTTCTGGAAGTGGAGGAAAAGGGGGAGGTAGATCGCCTGAGAACGCAAAAGACACGCTAAACAGTGAATCAATTGGTTCTGTTTTAGATTTAATAAGTGAGGGTGAAATACAAGGTTTTGCTACACCTTTTGAGCAAGGTTTAACTCCAAATACACCTGAGTTTAAATGTAATGAATTAAAAGATGTTTTTTTTAATAAAACATCAATAGTGAAACC